AGCTATTCAGACTCGCCAACGTACACGGAAACTACCTTCTCCCCAACTGGAGCGTTGACACCGCCGAAGACTTGGAGCGAATGAGAAAACTTCATGAAACACTGCAATAGATGCGTTCTGCCGGATACCAAGCCGGATCTCCAGATTGATGCGGATGGCGTCTGCTCTGCCTGTCGCAACTATGAAGGCCGCAAAGAGATCGACTACGCCGCTAGGCTCATCGAACTAAAGGCCATTCTTGAGAAGTATCGCTCTAAGAACGGCTGGCGCTATGACTGCATCGTCCCATCAAGCGGTGGGAAAGACAGCACCTATCAGGCGCTCAAGATGAAAGAGCTTGGGATGAATCCGCTCGTGGTGACGGCCACCACGGATCATCTGACAGACCTTGGGCGGCACAACCTGGAGAACCTGAAACTCCAAGGAGTCGACACCATCGAGGTAACGCCGAATCCCGTGATCCGCCGGCGCATCAATCGCTTTGCTCTCGAAACGGTAGGCGACATCTCCTGGCCCGAGCATGTGCTCATCTTCACCATTCCAGTGCGCCTTGCCGTGCAGATGCGCATTCCGCTCATCATCTGGGGGGAGAACTCACAGCATGAATACGGTGGGCCTGCTGCTGCGGCACAATCGAATGTCCTCAACCGCCGCTGGCTGGAGGAGTTCGGTGGCCTAAACGGTCTTCGCGTCTCCGACGTGCAGGAGATCCTAGATATCGATCCCAAGGAGATGCTCCAGTACACCTATCCCAGCGATGAGGAGTTAAGCGAAGTCGGCGTCACGGGGCTATTCCTTGGGCATTACATCCCCTGGAGCGGCCGAGAGAACGCGGAGTTTGCCAAGCGCCACGGCTGGGAAACCTACGACAAGCTTGTAGAAGGATCGATCGTCGATTATGAGAACCTCGATAACGCCCAGACGGGGATACACGATTACTTCAAGTGGCTCAAGTTTGGCTTTGGCAGGGCGTCGGATCTCATCTCCATGGCCATCCGTCGCGGCACCATGAGCCGGGAGCAAGGCATTAAGCTCGTGCAGGAGCGCGATGGACAATATCCCGAAACCTATCTCGGGATCCCGCTTAGTCACGTGCTCTCAGAGATCGGCGTCACGCGCCAATACTTCGATTGCATCTGTGAGAAGTTCAGGAATAAGAAAATCATCGACGAGAATTTCGAGCTGATGTATCCGCCGTGCTAACAAGCCGCGTCATCCCCGTCCTGCTCTATGGCGGTCATGAGCTAGTGAAGGGCCAGAAATTCGATAGCTGGCGCGGCGTGGGCTCAGCTCTCCAGCAGATGCAGCTATACGAAAAGCGCAAAGTGGATGAGTTGATCTTTCTGGATGTGAGTGCTACACGGGAAGGGCGCAGCCCGGATCTCAAATTGGTACGCGAGGTAGCTGATGAATTCTCTTGTCCCCTCACCGTCGGCGGCGGCATCAGAACTGTTGAGGACATTAAACAACTACTCCGTTCGGGAGCTGATAAGGTTGCTATCGGCAGCGCTATCGACCTTATACCCGAAGCATCCCACATCTTCGGTAAGCAGGCGATTGTGGCGTCCGTTGATCATCGAGGGGATCAAACATTCGCGCGCTCGGGACTCATCAACGTTGGAAAACATCCCGCCAAATGGGCGGAACACTGCGCAAACCTTGGATCTGGCGAAATCCTTCTTAATAGCATCGATCGTGATGGAACTATGCAAGGCTATGACCTTGAGATGATTCGGCGGGTATCGGGCTCCGTTAACGTCCCTGTGATCGCCTGTGGCGGCTGCTCTGGCTATGACGACATGGCCGCAGCCCTGGAGGCCGGGGCATCTGCTGTCGCAGCCGGGGCCTTATATACCTTCACTCAGGCAACCCCAATCAAGGCGTCCCGCTACCTGAAGGGCAAAGGCTTTCATGTGCGCATTTGAAGTACCCATGACTGCATAATTCAATCATGCGACAGAATGAACGGATTGCTAATTATCCGGAGCATGGGTATGTGCTCCTGAAAAATGTGATCCCGTCGCATTGCCTGGAGCGCCTGAAGTACCAGTTGCGCCAGCTGTTCAAGGCTGAGCCGAATCAGACCCTGGAGAGCGCCATCCTTGCCCGCGAGGCGGAATCCCATAAGAGCGTCTATGAAGCGTCCCTCACCGCAGGCAGCAGCATCGAAGCGTACAAGCTGATTGCCGCTGCGAATCTCGACGAGTACGCAGAGCTGGTGCTTGGGCCTGGGTGCTACCATGTGACGCCGCTCCACATTGCCGTACAGATCCCGCGTTCTAGCGCCTTTGATTGGGCGTGGCACATCGAGAGCGATTACTACCCGTGGGCTCCAGAGATCCTGAATGTATGGCTTCCGGTGCTTGCGTCCACCGTGGCGAACGTCACTGGCAGCATTGGGCTTATCCCAGGCTCTCACCTCAAGCTGACAAAAGGGGTCGCCATCAGGCCTGACGGTCATACGCCAATAGTCTGTGAGCTTGATCCAGGCCAGGAGGAGAGTGGCATCCAGATCGAAGCGGAGCCTGGGGATATGCTCCTTTTCCACAAAGACCTACTGCACAAGACATGTCCCAATACCTCGAATGTGCCTCGAGTGACGGGAATTGCGCGGGTGATTGATCAGGCGAAGCTGACGAAGCCTAGGCCGCTTTACAAGGAGATGGCTTGAAGCACGTGACGGTATCCGAAGCCTACAAGCTTGCAGACTGGGCTGCGCGGATTGCTTGCCCTGCGTTCCTCGAGTACGACGACGGCAAGAAGCCATGCTTCCCGGAACATGCGGCGCGGCTGCGGAATCTCTTTGAGATTAAGGATTTCACGTCCGCTGATAGTGCCGCCAAGACGATGAACAAAGAAATCCTACCTCTCATCGCCGATTACCGCGATGGCATGATGACCGTGCCGCTCCGGGCGGCTTACTGGCTCTGCATGGCTGCGATGTCCATTGAGCGCGGCAACATGCTCCCTACGGATTACGGCTCCGAAGGCATCCGCGACATCATCGACTACATGAAAATGCCGGTGAAGGTATGACCGTAGCGCAGGATATCGCCACCGTCAGCAATAACACGGTCATGGTCCACGGCCGGAAGATGGAGGCGAACTCGCTCCTCAATATCCCAAGCGTGGCGAAGTCCCACGGCATTAAGGATCTGAGGAACAAGTTCCACGGGATGCCAGCCGTGGTGGCCGGCGCTGGACCGTCCCTTGATGCGGCAATGCCGATCCTACGTGCTTACCAAGGGAAGTACATCCTAATTGCGGTGGATCGTGCGCTAAAGCCGCTCCTAGAACACGGCATCACGCCGCACATCGTGTGCACCTCGGATATGGATTTATTCCTAAAAAACTTCTTCACGGGGTTTGCTATCCCCGATTCCGTTGCTCTCGTGTATGATCGAGATTGTTACTTTGGCGTCCCGCAGGGCTGGAAAGGCCCGCTCATCACCTACGATCTCTATTTCGATACCGGCATCTGGAGCACTACGTTCCTGGGGCATCGTGGGTTTCTCTGCAAAAACTTCACCGTCAGCCACACGGCGCTTTACATCGCGGCTACCATGGGCTGTGAGAATGTGATCCTGACGGGCGTGGACTTCGCCTACCCAAGTGTTGAGAAGCATCACGCATCTGGGGCTGTAGAGAATCCGCTAGAGCCAGATGAGAAAGCTCGCGCCCATTGGGTAGACATCCCAGGCAACGTGCTCCCCATTGTCCACACTACGGAGGTGTTCGGCATCTGTGTCCCCACTATGGGGAGCGCCATTGAGGAGAGCGGCGTCAAGTGCTGGAACACGTCGCCCATCGGGGCAAAGATCCCGCAAGCTCCCTTCATGGCACTCGAGGATGCGATGGCACATCTCGGAAGATCCGACGACTACGCGAGCCGCATCATGGAGTACCTCGCGCCGCCGCAGTTTGATCTCCATGCTTTTGGGATGCAGTCCAGGTTTGTCATCAAGGCCATGGATACCCTGCTCATGGACGTGACGGAAGGGATTCAGATCCTTACGAAGCTGAAGAAGATCGACGGCCTAAATAACAAAACGCTGTTCACGAAATGGCGAAAGGTATTCCTGAAAAGCATTGAGATCCGCGACAAGGTGCTTGCTGATACGTTCAGTCAACACCTTCTACAGCGAGCAATGCTCTGGGGCGTGGTGAAGACCAAGCAAGCCCTCGAGCCCGTCAAGGATCTGCCGCCGCTTAATCCGAAGCGCCTTGAGGTGGACTGCAAAAGACATGGACTCCTCTTCTGGCAGCTCGGGGAGAATGCGAAGCTTTTCATTCGATGCCTCCAGATGGTGCGGAGGGAGTTCGGTCTTGCTCCCGTAGAGACTCAATGGATGAACGATCCTGATCCGATTACGGTTTAGGTGGGATATGGCAGAGCGCGGAAATCCAGGTTGGCAACCCGGCAAATCCGGGAATCCAGGTGGAAGATCCAAGGATCACAAGAAGCTGAAGGAGATCATCACTCTCGAGGCGCAAGCGAAATCAGGTGGCTCCTGCGCTAAATACTTCGTTCGCAAGCTGATTGACTTCATCGAGTTTGCGGACACGCACAAGGTCAAGCTCGAGGCCCTCAAGCTTCTGATGGCCTATCGCTATGGCAACCCCAGCAACGTGCCCGATACAGAGGAACAGGAAGCCATTGAGCGTGTGATCATTCTCACTGGAGTTCCAGAGCCAAAGCCTGAAGGTTCTCTTGATGACCAGCCCAATGAGGACGAGAAGCCTCAGGAGGGCGGTAGTGCCGAACAAGATCATTGATCTAGGGTTCACTCCAAGGGCATGGCAGGACGAAAGTTATAGGCTGCTAAAGCGATTCTCTATCCTCGTCGTCCATCGGCGAGGCGGCAAGACAGTTCAGGCCATCATGCGCCTGATCCACGAGGCGCTAAAATGCAAGCTGCAGAGGGGCCGATACGCCTATCTCGCGCCGCAGCTCAAACAGGCCAAGGATATCGCATGGGCATACCTCAAGTTCTACGCCCTCAAGGTGCCGGGGACCCTTGTCAATGAATCTGAACTGTGGGTGGAGTTCCCCGAATCCGCCGGCCTAAGCGGAGCTAGGATCAGGCTTTACGGGGCCGACGATCCAGACTCCCTCCGTGGCAGATACTTCGACGGCATCGTGCTTGACGAGGTGGCGCAAGTTAAGCGGGAACTCTGGGGCGAAGTGCTGATCCCGTGCCTTGCCGATCGCACCGGCTGGATTCTCTTCATCGGGACACCTCACGGTTCAAACCTGTTTAGCGAGCTGTATTACGCTGCGCTACAGAATCAAGAATGGTTCGCCAGATGCTACACAATCCATGATACGCACGAACTGGCGGATGACGAAGTCAACCGCATGAAAGCACAGATGACGCCGCAGCAGTTCAGGCAGGAGATGCTCTGTGACTTCTCTGCATCAGATGATAACGTTCTGATTGGGATTGAGGACTGCCAAGCCGCACAGAATCGCGTACTCCGGGAGGAGCAATTCAGCTTTGCCCCTAAGATCCTGGGCGTTGACGTTGCCTGGAGAGGCGGGGATAGATCCGTCATCATGCAGCGTCAGGGGCTACAGTCATTCAAGCCAATCATCCGCCAGGGATTACCAGAGAAGACATTCGCGGGCACGGTGGCGCAAATCTGGAAAGAATGGGGTGCTGACGCCTGCTTCGTGGATAACACCGGCGGCTATGGCGGGGAAGTGGTAAGCAGGCTTCAAGACGCCGGCCTGCCTGCAACCGCCGTGGTCTTCAGCGAGAAGCCCTACAACCCACGCTTTCTAAACCTCCGGGCTGAGATGTGGTTTAGTATGGCCGGATGGATCAAGGGCGGCGCGTCGATCTGGAAGGATTCGACGCTCGTTAGCGAGCTTACAGCGCCAGTCTACGATAACGACAACGCATCAAATAAGCTGAAGCTGGAGAGCAAAGACGATATCCGCGACCGCCTTGGATTCTCTCCGGATATTGGCGATGCCCTGGCGCTGACGTTCGCCCATCCCGTCTATTCGAGCGTCGAGCATGGCCCGCTCGTCAGGCCGCACAAAGCCGAATCCGATTGGGATCCCTACAGGGACCAGTAGCCGGAAATCCGTTTACCCATGCAAGCGCATATCCGATGACACCACAATTCTTATATCGTGACCGAGGTTCTTCGGGGCATTACCTACGCTCGGGAGACGCTGACTCCTGAGTTTGCAAAGGAAATCCTCCCGCTGCTTGAGGAGCATTTCCTTGAGATTGATCCCTTTCAGAGCAAGCCGCTTGATCCGGACTGGGATGCGTACTTCAGCTTTCAGCTGGCCGGATTCTTGCGCGTCTTCACGGCCAGGGACCACGAAGGCACATTGATCGGCTACTCGGTTGCCTTCGTGCGTAGTGATCTCCATCACAAGGGCTCCACGCGTTCCAGCGCGGATATCTTCTTCATCCGCAAAGATCGGCGAGGCTTCGGCCTTCAATTCCTACTCTGGTGCAATGATCGCCTGAGGGAAGAGGGGATTGAGATCGACTTCCAGCACATCAGCGACAAGCACGACTGGGGAAAGATGGCGGCGAGAGCCGGCTATGGGCGCATCGAGACGGTTTGGGGGAAGGTGCTTTAATGGCTATTGCACCCATCATCGGCCTTGCGATCACCGCCGCCGCTACCGGCTTTAGCGTCTATGAGGGGCAGAAGCAGGCTGCCGCCCAGAAAGACGCCATGAAGGATCAGGAGAGGGCGCAGCTTGCCATGCAGCAGGAATACCAGCAGCGTCAGGCACAGCAGGATCAGCAGGAAGCCTACGCGCAACAGACCGCGATGAATCGTCAGCGGGCGATTGCCTCGGGGTATCAGAACGCCGCTGGAGCCACCAATTTCACGTCGCCCCTCGGGCTGCCTGGAGACGCGAATACCGCCAAGCCGTCCCTCTTGGGTTTCTAAGATGCCGAAGGTTAACGGGAAATACGTCGAGAATCGCAAGGAAAAGCTCGAGAAGCTGCGCGGCCAGCTCATGAACGAGCGGTCCAGCTTTGAGAGTCAGTGGCGCGAAATGGCCCAGTGGATCCTACCGCGTAAGGCCAGGTTCTTCACACAGGACGCCAACAGGGGCGACAAGCGCTACACCTCGATCATCGACTCTACGGCCACGATGGCGGCATTTACGCTCGCCTCTGGAATGATGGCTGGCATTACCTCGCCGGCGCGGCCGTGGTTCCGTCTGACCCTGACGTCTCCTGAACTCGCTGAACTCTGGAGCGTGAAGGAATGGCTGGACAAAGTCACGCAGCGAATGGCGAATGTGATGCTTCAGTCCAATCTCTACAAGTCCCTCCCGTCTCTCTATGCGGACCTCGGGACGTTCCTGACGGGGGCGATGTTCGTCGAGAAAGACGATCTCACCATCTTTACCACGCAGGTATTCCCCACTGGCTCCTACTACATCGGCCAGGATGCTAGGGGCCGCGTCAACGTCTTCATGCGCAAATTCCAGATGACGGTGCGCCAGATCGTTGACGAATTCGGCTATCCCGATGGAAAGCATCGGCCTATCGATTGGTCGAACATCTCGCAGTTCGTCAAGGATCAGTGGGAGGACGGCCAGCGGGAAACGTGGGTGGAGGTGGTGCACTTCGTCATCCCCAATGACGAGTACGATGCGAACGCCCTCGAGAGCAAGTACAAGAAGTTCTACTCCTGCTACTACGAGAATCCAGTTAACGGCGTCATGAACGCCGGCGGTAATGGCGGCGGTGGATTCGACACCACGAAGTTCCTCCGTGAAAGCGGTTACGACTACTTCCCGGTTCTTTGTCCACGCTGGAGCGTGACCGGAGAGGACGTCTACGGCACGGACGGCCCAGGCACGATCGCCATTGGGGACACCAAAGCGCTCCAGATTCTTCATAAGCGGCTTGGGCAGGCCATGGAGAAGGAACTCAATCCTCCCATGAACGCCCCGTCCAACATGAAGAATGCGAAGCTCTCCGTGCTCCCTGGAGAGGTCAACTACGTCGATACCCGCACCGACGGTACCGCAGGCTTTGCCCCGGCCTATCAGATCAAGTTCGATGCGCAGAAAATCGAATGGATGATCCAGGCCCATCAGCGCAGGATTCAGCGGTGCTACCACGAGGATACGTTCAGGCTTCTGGTCGATGATCAGCGGGCCCAGCGGGCGACGGCCGCGGAGATCCACGCGAAGCAGCAGGAGAAGATGCTTGATCTTGGGCCGGTTCTCGAGCAGCTCAATCAGGATATGCTCGATCCGCTCATCGACATCATCTGGTACATCATGCAGACGGCGACGCTTGCGAATGGCGAGCCCATGATCCCGCCACCTCCTAACGTCATCGCTGGCCAGGATATCAAGGTTGAGTACGTCTCCATCATGGCCCTGGCTCAGAAAGCGAACATGCTGGGATCCTATGACCGATTCTCCATGTTCGTTGGCCAGCTGGCGGCGGTAGATCCATCCGTGCTCGATATGGTGGACCGCGACAAGCTCGTGTTCCACTATGCCGAGATGTGCGGCGTTGCTACCGATGTCACGGTGGATGAAGACAAGGTTGCAGCCATCCGCGCTCAGCGGGCCAAGCAGCAGCAAGCGCAGCAGCAGGCGGCGATCCTCCAGCAGGGTGCGGATGCCGCAAACAAGCTTGCAGGCGCGGACATGGACGGGAATAACGCTCTTACGCAGCTGATCAATCGATCCAATGCGGGGGCTATCCCC